GAGAAAGTGGAACACAATAAGTTGATATGGTCCTCCGTTATACAACCACTCGTCGAGGGTTGCAGCTTCCCAGATTGGGTAGAAGTGAAGACCGATTGCGTTGCTTGACGGGACAACGGCTCCCGATATGATGTTGTTTCCATAGAGTAATGCTCCTGAGACAGGCTCACGAATACCATCTATATCAACTGGTGGGGCAGCTATGAAAGCTATGATAAATGCTGTTGCAGCGGTTAATAGTGCAGGGATCATGAGTACACCAAACCAACCGACATAAATTCGGTTGTTGGTACTCGTAGTCCAGTCACAGAAACGCTGCCAGTTGTCAAATGGTTTGGTTAATGTGGCTGTAGTCATTTATAAAAAAGGGTTTAAAAAATACCCGGAACTAATTGTCCTGAGAATATATAGGATGCGGCAAGTATCCAGAATGCGAGCATGGCAAATCTACCATTAGCTCGTTGCCAAATTGCAATGTTGCTCATTTAAAATACACCGGGAATGATTTGCCCTGTTGTAACATAAGCACCTAGTGCTGCAATTATACCGATCATTGCAAGCTGTCCGTTAGTTCTTTCAGCTTGTTCCATCATGAAGTTTTCTTCGTTGTCGTTCATAAGTCTTGGGGGTGTTTCGTTTGCAAAAATGTTTTGCTTACCGTATTCGGTTATGGTTGTCATGTAAATAAGAGATAGGTGAATGGCGAGGATGATCGGTCAGGTCGCCATGACTATCTAAAATTTAATATCAGATCTATCTAGTTTTGCTATTAAGTCTTGTCTATAAGCTGGATCGTTATCATAACGAGGGTCACTCATAGCTTGTACGACTTCAGCTTGACTTCTAAAAGTATCACCTGATGCCTTTGGTGCTTTACCGCTTAACATTCTACCTTCGTAACCATTAGAGTTTTCATATTGAGATTTTAAACCACTGATAGCTAATTTAATAGCATCTTTGTTTCCTGTTTCAACAATACTATCGAAAGCTGCTACAGAACTTTTATCTAAATTCTCTCCAGCCCATCCAACAATCTTACTGTATTCAGCTTCACCGCCTACAGAATTTTTTATTGAATTTATATCAGCATCTGTCATATCAACAGTAGCTTGTTCTTGTGGAGCTGGTTGACCTTTCTGTAATTCTAAGTATGCATTGACAAGATCTTGGCTACTCATACTTTGAAACTTCTCAATAGTCTCAGGAGATAACTTGTTATCGTTAGCATAGTACTCAGCTGATGCCTCATTGATCAGGGCAACCGCTGGAGAATCTTCCTTAGCTTCTTCTGTTTCTTCAGTGTCTTCTTTGGAGTCAGTAGGTTCGGTGTCCCCAGTTGTTTCGCTAGTTTCATCACCTTTTTCTCCAAGCTTTTTTTGAAGTTCGACATAAGCTTTCTCTAAATCTTCAGCGTTCTTATATTTCCCTGCGAGCAGTTGTTCCTGCTCTTCTTGCATCTGCTCACCGACAATCAGGGAGTCCTTTTCTTCTTCACTTAGGTTTTCTGATGTGGTAATTGTATCAGTACCAGCATCATATGTCATTGTTTCTGCCATTTATTCTTCAGGTGGTTGTGTCATTTCTGCCATTGCAGGGTTCTTAGAAGGATCAGCTAAAGGAGCACTAGCCATTTGACCTGCTTGATCCATTAAGGATTGCTGCATAGCTTGTTGTTGTGCTGCTTGTGCTTCTTCCTGTAACTGTTGTTCAGACTTAACAAGATTCAATACATCTATACCTTGTGCAGCTGCTAATCGTTTGATAGCTTCTGAAGGATTAATGAATTGCATCAATGCTTCTGGTCCTAATGTTTGGGCAATGGTAGTAATGAATGCGGTTAAGCTTTCTCTATCCTGACCACGACCTAATGCATTAACTCCAGCTACAATCTGTGGACGTACCAAATCTTTAGGTATGCTTGGTATCTCCTTAGATCTTTGAAGTATTAATAATGTTCTATTTAAATATGGTACTAGGAATTCAATCGTAAGCAATGAGAATAAACCTCCCAATTGCTGTTCAAGTTCTAGCTGAGTTAGTCTAACCTCTTCAGCTGTAGTACGCTCACTCTGTCTTACATTTAAAACAAGGAAAGCATCACTGATTCTTTTGTCTAAAGTCTGAGCCATCTGTGCAGCAGTACTAAAGTCAGCAGTTTTACCAACTTGAACTACAGCTACATCCTCTGGTCTACCTTGTATGATTGCTCCGTTACCTGCCTTAGCTAATGTAGCTGGCTTTGTTGTTGAAGAAGGAGAGACAAGGAATACCACTTTAGCAGCTGCAGATGAGCCTTCAACTAAAGCTTGTGACAGTCCTTCAAGTGATTTTAGATCACCAAGGAACTCTTCTACTCTACCTCTACCATAATCTTCTCCATCAACCGTATTAAATCTGAGAACGAGCCAAGGACTAGCTTTCTTTGGTGCTGTACTACGACTGTTAGGAAGTATTTTATCTAAAGCTTCCTGATGCCAGATCCAGCGTCCACTTTTTTCATCTAGTCTAACGTAGGTGTACACCTCAACGTCATCGTTATTAGAGCCTATTGATTCATCCATTGACTTTAATGGATCAGGTTCTGGCAGCTCTATACCTAATACCCTTCTACTTATAATCTCTTTAGTAACTATTTCTAGTACGTTACCGTTACCATCTCTGTTGACAACATATCTATTTAATGGGAAGTTCTTTAGACCATCTTTACCCATAAATATTAAAGCATTACCACTTACAATAAGATGTTTTAATGCTTGATGTACTACAACCCTATCACTTGATGCAGCAATGTAATCCATAACCATTCTTTCCATCTTAGAAAAGGATAGGTCAAGTTCACTTCTGATCTGTGGATCTAGTTCTTCTCCTAACTTATCATCTCTAACTTGTAGTTTAAAGAATGTAGTTTGAGGAGGTAGCAGGGCCAACATCAGCTTTGCTGCTAATGTGACCACTGCTTTAGATCCACAGCTTTGCCATGGAGTTATTAACTTCTTGTGATTTGGTTGAGCACTAGTATCTTTTTCAATAAGGTAAGGTAACGTGAGTTCAGAACAAGTAACTGCAGTGTCTAAAAATTGAGACCTACCACTAGTTAATTGGCTGTATCTTTCACGTGCGCTCATAGATTCAATCCTCCTGCTGGAGTATTACTCCCTGTATTTACTGTATCTTTTAAAGGTATCCTTAAAGCACCTGTACCTTTACTTGATGGGTTCTTATCTTTTTTACTACGTGCTCGTTGTACCTGTGGGTTTACATCTGTAACCAACGGTTCAGGTTCAGGTAGTGGGGCACGAGGTGGTTCTGGTGGTGGTGGTGGCGGTGGTAAAGGCGGTGGTGGCGGCAGCTTAGGAGCTTTTGATCCGAAGCACATTAGATTTCATCCTCCATAATTGAGTTGATATATTCTATGACACTGGCTTGACCAGCTCTATACATAATTGATTCGATTGGTTCTTTAGGATGTACTGGTTTCCATCCAAAGTTTTCCTCAAGATTTATTAATAGCTTATCTAACCTTTCGTTATGAAGCTTAAGAGTATTGAGGGAGATTTGTGTTTGCATGTTCAAAAAAGGCAGGCATTCTAGCTCGCTGTGTCTCAGAAAATTCAGGTGCTTTACCTTCATACATTAACCGATCACTAGCATCCAGCCAGAATTTTTTGTCCAAATATTTATCGTAGGTATTTCTACCTAGAGGCTGGAATATCCAATTAATTGTGGCTTTCCTAAGTTTGTCCAGAGAATTACTCCAGCGTAAACCCATATCAGCACATACGAGACTATTACAGGCAACATGAATTTGCTCGTCTCTGGAGATATCTGCCGAGGTCGTCCTAAGACCAGCATCACCACAGAACCTAAAAAAAGGTAGGATAACAAAGAAGATTGCACGTTCTGCTACTAAAGCTTTTAATATTGTATGGTCAGGATGAGCCTCCCAAGCATCTCTCAGCTTAAGAGCCTCATATTCTGACTCTAGAAGTACTCGTGCAGAGTCGGGAACATCTTTCTCAAGTGCTTCTGTAATGAACTCGCCAACTGGTAGCTCCATGTGGCGTATTGCAAGAGCACGGTAGATGGCTTCTTCTGCACCATCTTTAAGCTTACCAGCTGTGGTCTGGACTGGTGTCCAAGTTCTCTTTCTATTGAGTAATTTTGCATAAGGGTCTTTCATTATTCTTGACAATCGCAGGGTAATTCATCTTTTTGTAAAATGTCCTGCAAGTAATCATTAACGTCCTCATCACCTAATGCAGCATATGCACTAGTTTTATCTTGTACGTCAGCCATTACTTGAAGACTGTAGTAAAGGGAGGTTTGAGGTGAAAGTAACCACTCTTCGACAAACTGACGATTGTATTCTACAACATCACTCCATGAGTTAAAGCTGTAGCCGTGAAGAAGTCCCGTGTTATTTAATATTGTCACGATGCCGTCAGTTACGCTTCTATATGCGTCCCAACCGACCTCGCTGGCGATCTCTACATCACCATAATCATAGTGTTCTACTCCAAATGTACCGCTGTCTCTATCGACAGAACGGGCTATAGGAGGTGCAATTTCAGGTGTAGAGGTGAATCCATCTAAGTCCTTGCTTCTGTACGAGCAAGAGGCAGTAGGAGCTATTGCAAAGGCTCTTACCATGTTATGTTCACGTGCTATTTCAGCAGCAAGTTCAACACCTTTTTCTAATTGTTGAGCAATAGCATCTGCTACTGTCTCAGGTATGCCACCATTAATTCGTTTAGCTAATGCTACACCAAAATCTTCATAAGTTACCTTATATTTTTTTAGTAGATTTGCTAAGCCTAGCATACCTAGCCCAACTTGTCTGTCGATATCAGCTGGCAAGTATTCTCCAGTTGCTCCAACACCTGTCCTACCATGGAGCTCGCACAACTCGAACATACCTTCAGTGAAAGCCGTTGTGATATCGTCGATTGTACAGGCAGCGAGATTGACATGCTGTAACAAGCATGTTCCTCGTGAGGGCAGGTAAACCTCAAGACAGACGTTACCATAGACTCTTTTCCCATGTTCATATTTTATTTTATTAAGCCAGATGTCCCCGGACTTGATTCCGTGAAGGATGGCGTCTTTAACTCTGGTATCTGTGGAGTTCCAGAGTCCGGCATCGAGATCGACGGTACGTTTAATCCACGGAGCATCAGCCCTTGGAAGCTGCACGAACTCAAGAATATCGGGGTGATTAATATCAAGATGGGCAACAATCGCCCCGTTCTTGTAATGTCCCCCTCTACGAAGTGTTTCATTTAATACTGAATAAATTTTAGCGAATGAGACTGGACCACTAGCAGTTAAGCCTTTTCCATTCTCGTGTCCTTTAGGACGTAATTTAGATAGGTGTATTGCACACCCTGCTCCATGTCTGAGTGCATGAGAAGCGAATCTCCAGCTTGCCTCTATGCCTTCGGGACCCTCCATAGAGTCCTCAACGACAAATACAGTACAACTTACTGGAAGTCTTGATTCTGGATTATCCAGCCATTGCTGGACCCGACCAGTGCGAGAGATAAGTTCTGCGGTCATTTCAAACTAAGTCTGTTAAAGTTGGTGGTTTGTAATTTTTGCTCTTTAATACTTTACCGTCTTCCCTATATGTAGGCTTTCCATCCTCATCTAGTTTAGACAAATTACTTTTATGGACTCGATTTAGAGCTTCATCTAAGTCCCATTCCATATTTGCAGCGTATTGATAACATACATATACAAGATCACTAAGTTCCTTTAAGGCATCTTCATGTAAAGAGGAGCTATTTCTAAATAGCATCCCCTCGGCTTCTAAGAATTCCTTAAACTCTTCAACGATCAAATTCTTTTGCATATTCCTCGATTTGAGAGTCTTGGAGTTCTTCACATTGAATGAGTTCCTGAACTCTTTGGCTTGTTCTAAATTCGACTTCATTTTTTAGGTAGTGGATGGCTTTTTCTAGATCGTCTATATCATCAAATTTATGACCTGCCCTGCATACATATTTTACTACGTTACCTAAGTGAAAGTTTAATCCTTGGTCACGTACAAAATCCCATGGCTGGATGGATCCACGCCTATAATATGTTGGGCCACGGTCACTGGTGGTTTGGGCCATTTTTTTAATAAATTAGTTATTGAATTAGTTAATACAAAATTCTGTTTCTGTAATGCTAAGAATACAGTAGTGATATCTTTTATATCAGTATCAGGATTACTTAGACCTATTTCAAGTTGCCTTAACTTTAGGTCTTGCTCCATCGTTAACTCTGTAATCGGGGGTGGGGGTCCATAAGATTGGTTCTTTTTTTGTGAAGTCATAATCATCAGCAGTTAGAATACGTGCAAGCCTAGCATTAGTTATAGCATCATACTCGTTCAAGTCTTTATCTTTGAAAGCTTTAATGACAGTTTTCCAACTGTAACCTTGCTCTTCAAATAAAGTTGTTGCACGTTTTACCCCAATACCGGGTACACCACTATAACCATCAGTCTGATCTCCTGCAAGAGCTTGAATTAAATGCCATTTAGCACCTTCTTCTTTACTGACTGTGAATACTTCATCGAAGTTATAGAGTTTACCGGGGATTTGTCTCATATCTTTATCAGGAGATACAATACAGTTACCGGGGAATTTAGTACTATAAATACCCATTGAGTCATCAGCTTCAAGAGTAGGTTTAATAATAACCTTATACTCTTCCTTTAATGCATTGATAACACGTTTATAACCGCAAGGTTTCTTACGGTTTCTATGTCCTTTATAGGACTGTTCAATTTGTTTCCTAAAATTTTTACTATCTGAAAAGAATAGTATTAAATCGGAGAATTTCCCAAATTTGTTTCCGATCTTGGTAAGTTCTCGTTTTGTAGCACTGTACGCATCGTCAAAGTTACTGGTAACAAGAATAACATCGTCACCAAAATCAACTTCAGATTCTGCTGCAGCACACGCTTTGTAAACGATAAAATCGGCATCAATTAATAATTTCATACATTAGTGTACATCTGCCCAAGTAGAACCTGATTTAGATTCTGCTGCTATAGGACATCTTAGTTTGTAGTACTCACCTGCTTGGGTTGCAGATAATTCAAGTAAGAACTTGAGATCCTCTACGTCTTTTTCTTCGCATTCAAATTGTAGTTCATCATGAACGAATGCAAGTTGTCTAGCAGTTGGTGGTAAATTTTCATGGGTTAATAGCATCCATTTTTTTGCAAGTATAGCTGATGAACCTTGGATTAAATAATTAACAGACTTGTGTTTTGAATCAACAAGTATCTTACGTTTATCTATACCAAGGACAAAGCCTTTCTCACTAGTTTTGTGTACTGCTTCCAAGAACTTGTCAAGACCCGGAATGGCATCCACATAAGCTTGTCGTATTTCTTTTCCTTTCTTCTTCGCTTTGTCTGGTGATAATTGTTTATCATATGATAGACCTATTTTCTGATCTCCAGCTCCATACAAGAATGCGTAGGTAACTGTCTTGACCAGTTTTCGGGAGATGCCAATCTTGTCAGCGTTCTCTTGGTGTATGTCACCATGCAGTAGCACTTTTGCGTACCTGCCTCCATCCCATCTCGCAAGATAATGGGCAAGCATCCGTAGCTCAACACCAGCAAGATCACACCCGACCATGCTGAGATTAGGCGAGGCAGTGAAAAGTCTTCTAAATCTTTCATCACTCGGCACCTGTGCTAGGTTTGGAGATCTATGGGCACATCTAAATGTAGCAGTAGCTACTGAACAATGGTGATGAATTCTATTAGACGTCGTAACAAGCTTCTGCCATGCGTTCACGCCTTCTGATATCATCCCAAGCTTTTTCGTCAGATCCAGTAGTGTCAGAAATTGAAGAGCTATATCCGTTCCAATATCTTTCAATACGGTCTCGTCTATAACCGCCTTCCCTGAATTCGTCAGTGAGGATGGTTGCCAATCGTAATGTGTGGTAAGTATCCATGCAATATGATCCCGTGAGGTGGGGTTTAAGTCCTTGAGTTTGGTGAATGGAGCATTAGCGACATAGCCTTTGGTCCGATTAGCTCGTTTAGGAGTAAATACTGGTCCGCTAACGTAAGGATACCTGTTGCGTAGTAATTTACTAGTTTCTTCATACTCTTGTCTGAGAGAAGATTCAAGTTCCCGTGCAGCGCACTCATCAAAATACCATCCATGTTGCTCCTGTTGTGTAAGAATCTGGGCTACCTGATGCTCTAACGAGACCCATTCAGGTATGGGAGGAAGTGATTCCATAGTTTTCTAGTAACTTTAACATCTTGAACACAATAGTCTTGCATCTCTTGGCTCCATTCTTTCCAGTCTGTAGTCTTTGAGAAGTTTCCTTTGTATTCGTTTAGCCTATGTCCGTAGGCTTCTAGACTGTGACGTCCATATAATTGTAATGGCATATGTTTCCACACATGCTTCTTATCTATATCGAGTAAATTCGGATGATATAAACGAGATAGAATAAGGGTATCAATAATAATCCCACGAGGAGTAAACCAAGGGTAGAGATTTTTAATAACAGGGATATCATAACCGATGATATTATGCCCAATAAGAACATCAGCCGTTTCCAACCAGCCGAGGCCGGTCGTGATAGAGTAGTTTGTACCCATCGGTAGATCTTTTGTAGGCTTGGAATACGGCTCATCATTGAACGTTTCCGTGCGATTATCGGATCCCCAGTGTAACGCAAGACAATGTATTCTGGTTGCTTCATTTAGCAGACCGTTTGTTTCCAGATCGAATACGATTGTCCCCACTCCATTGGTAGGTTTTATCGACGAACTTGGCTTTTTCAATTGCTTCTTTGCTAGGTGGGTTTGGTGCTTTCAATTCTTTACTTAAATGTTTATACCATGGATGTTCATACCCACCATCAAAAATCCGTGGTTGGGTTGAAAATTGGTGATTCCGTAGTTTCATAATCAGTGAATCGTGAAGTTTCTAAATCAAATTTTATCTTTCCTGCGAATCCCGTTTCACCAGAATAGCGATTCTTAATAATTCTAAGAGTCGCAATATCTCGTTCATCCGTGGACTGTTGATTTCGTTCGAGGGCAACGACTTGATCGCTAAGTTGAGCGATGCCAGCAGATCCCCTGAGTTGGGATAAGGACACTTTACCTCCCTCTTCGTGCGAAGTCCTATCATTTCCAGTTCTCCTTAAATGTGATACTAGGAATAGTGCAATACCAGTACGTTCAACTAATGACCTTAGTCTAGTCATTGTGATATCTATCGTGCGTCGTTCATCTCCATCAAGACCACTCAATAATATACTGAGGTGATCTAGGAATATAATACGACACTCCAATCCACTGGCAAGGTATTCGATCCGATTGTAAATAACGTCCG